CACAAATCTAGCTTTGAGAGCTTCATCAGACTCTTGATCAAGACCATTTGTGAAAGGTTGAGAGTTGGTAACGCTATCAACGTTAGGGATGACAGACACAATAATCGTAATTTGATCAGCGAACACATTGCCAACACTGCCCGCGGTTGTGGCCTGCACAGGAACCGTGACGGACGAGCTACTAATTTGAATGACGTACGCATTCAAACTTGCGTTGTAGTCTGGATTAGAAGGGTCTGGCATTACCATATAGTTAACGCCATTGACTACAGCAGCAACAAGAGCGCCACCAACAGGAACGCCATTGACTATAGTTGCAGCTTGGATAATGGCTTGCGCGGTCGTAGTAAATCGACTAAATGTGACATTGCCAGAAGCGGGGACAGGCGGATTGCGGGTTAAGCCAAATTGTCCCACAAAAGTATCTACATCATTACCGGAGCTTGTGGTTAATCGAGTGACTGCGAGTAATTGTGTAACTAAAGCTTGCAGCCACAAAGAATTGCCGGCGTTGCTCTCAACAAGAGCCAATAAAACAGAGCCGATAGAAAAATCCAAAGGCTGGCCAGCAGCCGCTTGCATAATGGCTACTTGGTCGTTAACAATTTCGCTAAAACTTTTTACCGGTAGTGACATAAAACTAATTCCTTTTTAAGCCGCAACATCAAACGTCAATACAATAGCTTGCTGAGAAGGATTGTCCGTATATTCAATTTGACAAAATAAGCCAAATTGTATGGTTTGTAAGAAAATCTGCGGAGGCGGTGTCTGAGAAACCGCAGGCTCTAAAAATATCTGTGACGTGATAAGCGATTTAATGTTATCAAATTCATCTATGCTTAATGATTGTCCAATTGTATTGGGTAAGCCGGCGCCATACGAAGGGTGCCAAATATAATCTGTAGGGTTTGTAAGGAGACGTCGAAGAACTCGCTGTTCTCCGCGCACTGACGTACTAGAAAGTAGCAAATCGCCAGTAGGACTTAGCGACAAATCCTGACCCCAATTGAGGTTAGCATCATACAAAATTTGAGGAACTTTAAACGACTGCATCCTTGCTTACCTCTTAATTAGCCTTAACATTCGTTGTTAAGGCGCTCGTATCGAGTAATTGGTTCGGCGCGTCAGTGATACCACCGCCAACCACATTATGAGTATGCTCATTATATACGTTGATCGCTATATTATTCATTAAGCCCGTTAATGCGTCGTTTAGATTGCCTAAAGATACATCACCTGAATTAATGTTTATAATGGGAGCGGTTAAATCAATCTGAGTGGTAGCGGTAAGCTTAATAACCGGAGAGGTCAAATCGAGTTCAACATTTCCGTTTAAGAGTAATTTACCGTCATTTGTAAGCTTAACAAATGAACCGGATTGGTGAACTAGCCAAAACTCGCCAGACGCGACAGAAAGGGGGCGAAAATTATTGTTATAGCAACGCAAACACGCATAGGCGTTTTGCACAGACCCCTCTTGAAAATGCACCTCAACAATGTCGCCAAGATTGGGAGGCGCGAACAAACCCCAACCATTACCAACCCACGGACTAAATAACGGAATAGAGCCAGTCTGTAAAGCAGGCGCGTCATCAGTAGCGCCATACAATTCCACGGTAACCAAATAATTATTCGGATCATAGCCAGTAATGACGCCAAGACAAGAAAATGTGCGAGATGAATTCGCTAATTGAGAGTGCATACGCACAATATTTAAAAATTTATCGACAGACATTAAATAGTAACCTCACTATCAACAGAATGGTTTTTGGCAGAAATAGTCATGTTGTAGCCATTGACCGATAAGTACCTGACAACTTGATCAACATAATAAAATTGATCTGCGGATGTTCCTGTACCTTGTAACTTGATCAAGCTATCTTTTTGTAATGTGTTTTCGCCAGGAACGCTAGCCGTCAAATTAACTTCATGCAATGTAATATCTCTCAGCAATTGGTTGGCTTTTTGAGTAGCCTGTTCTGGGGTTAAACCAGGAATGATATAGCTATATTTTTGAACCTCAGAAGAAGGCGGTGGCACCCCATGCAAATAAGCTCTGGATTTATGTGTCGATGTAACGGTGACATAAAATGCTTTGCCAGTTTTAGAATTGTAAGGAGACTTAACAGTGACCTTCACATCTTTGGCAAGCGTCATGTAACGTGTAATGCCTAACGCCATACCATTAAATACGGGACTAGATTGAATAATGGTGGGCGGCTGATAAGTTAAAATATACGGATTTTTAGAATCATTAGGGCGAGGCTCAAATACTAAATTATCTTTCTGCACAAACAATACAAAATTTTCTTGTTGCGCTAGAAACGTCATTAAATCCCATTGAGTTACCGTTCTACTTAATAAGGTTTGCTGAGTATCGTAAAATGTTCCGACCACTGTTGTTGTGGGTGTAACAACAGGATTGAGACCGGCAGTATTAGCAAATTGTGTGACGATATAAGAGCTAGTTTTTCCTGGGAATTTTTCAGTAGTTTTGATATCAATAAATTTTGAAGTGTAATCACGACCTGATAATAAAACTCTTGCGCCAAGTGGGTCAACTTCAACCTCGTCTGCGTCTCCCAAAATTATTAAATCTAAATCTTGAGTAGTAAATATTGAAGGATCATTAGGGAATCCAATATAAATTTTTACGGTAAATTTTGGAGTAGACACCCAGTAATCAAAATTAAATGGAATAGGTTGTTGATTTAATGGTATCTCAATTCGAAAAGAATCAGACATATAAAATGTGGTGGTAGTAACTTCAATATCAGTCCACATGACAGGCATATTATTAATAAGAACAATGCCGCGCGGTTGTCTACTTTGAGATGATGCAGGATTTAAAATACCATTAGTAAACATTTTATTATCCTGTGGTTTGTATTGTAATACCGCCAGTGTCACTGGAAACGGATGGAATTGTTAATTGTGTTGATTGTCCAGCGGGAATTTGTGGATCAGTCAAACCATTAGCGTTTGCAATAGTTGTCCAGCGCGTTGCATCACCATAATATTGCGCGGCAAGTCTAAACATACTAACGTTATTAACATTAATAGTTTGTCCTGCATAACCTTCCTCAATCAATATTATATTTTTTTGCATTTGTATAAGTATGCCTTGCAAAATATATAAGTTAGACAAAGTTTGCATGTTTGACGCAATAACGTTTGTTTGCGGTAATGTCATATAAATGTCCCTGCGCTAATAACACTAATGGTTTGAGCTACAACACTTTGAGCGTTGATAATAGGAGCAAGCACGGTAGCTAATTGACTGTCAGTAGCGTTTGCTAATGATGGTAATAAATTAATTGATTCTGTTACAGCGAGCATTGCAGTAGTAACGTTGGCTTGATTGATAAGCAGGGCTAAGTCATTCGCTTCTGTTAATAATGCCTGAATAGCATCATCGTAACCAACGGGCAATAAAACAGGAAACGGAATTGATAAATCTTGAATAACACTCACAACAATCTTGTAAGGGATTTGATAAGTGCGTTGAAATAATGCTTGAAAACTTTTAATCACAACACTGTAACTAAACTGTCCCCATGTAAGTGTTAAAGGCGCACCCGTTACGCGCATATTATCCAAATACTTAGCACGAAATGTCGCGGTAGAACCAAAGAACAAACCAGACCATGAAATATCATCATCAACGCGACCCATGGAATCAATAACACGCTGACCACCAACAAGTTGTTTAACGGATAGCGCTTGCGAGCCGCCAAAATTAATCTGTGGTGGGATTTCATAAGTTGCAAATGTGATTTGTCCTAGCGTTAAGGTGGTAATCATGAACCCATACCTCCGTTAATATCACTGAGAGCGACAGGGGAGGCATTAATTCCGGTATTAAATCCTGTCATATTTGAAACGGTGCCAGCCTGATTCATTGCTGATGCAACATAAGGTAATTGCGATCTAGCAAATTCCTTGCCATTTGTAAGGGTCAGAACGATAGGTCGTGAATCATTGGAAGAGGATTTTTGTGTAATATGATCAGAGGATAAATCATATAAACTTAATCCACGTTTACGAACTTCGTTAAACGGCACAGCGCCGGTCGTATTGTCAAAAGGATGACTAAGAAAATTTGCAAGAGACTCTAACAAAGAAGATAAGCCATCCATTGCTTTGATGATTGCGGGATCAGCAAGTTTGCCAAATGCAGTCGCAAGACGGTCCCATGAAGCGGCTAAACTTTGTTGAGAACCAGATTCGGTTTTTTGAGCTGCACCAAACTGCGTGTTAAGGTCGGTAAACAAAGGCATTTGAGCTATGTTACGTTCGATCTTTCCACGGTTTTTATATAATAAATTACCGAATTGTCCAGTAGTTCGAGGAAAATCCTGAGTAGTTTCGCGCGTAATACCAATATCAGAAGTAATACCAGCTTTGGCTAATGCAGGCCACCAAACTTGTTTGAAAAATTGATAAGGATCAGTTTCGTATAATCTTAAAAATTCATCCTTCATCTGATTTTTTTTAGTGTCCCACAATCCCAGTTGTGCCAAGCGCGTATAACGTTGTTTTTGAAAATTGGAGATTTGAGGATTGGTAA